GTGAAGATATTAAATTCTGGTAGAGAGTATAAAGCCGTTGAAGGGTCAGCACTAGTACGCGGGGGAGTCACCAGGTAATGCCTAATATTAACGACAGGATTGGGTCACAGAACGTAATTAGGGTATTATCTAACGCTTCTGCACCCCCAACACGAATAGTCAACTTAAATGACATAGATACCGCCCTAAAGACAAAGGACGGGGTGCTTCTTGTTTGGAACCTCTCGGATGAGAAGTTCTATATGACGGATACGATTGATTCGTCTTCGTTAATTGCTACAGGAATAGTTACATTTTCCAATACCACACAATCAACTTCATCAACAACTGGTGGAGTAATTTTTAGTGGTGGTGTTGGTATTGCAAAGGATTTAAACGTAGGTGGTAACGCAAAGGTAGTAGGTGTCGTAACATTTGGAACTGGAACCATTGTTGTAAATGGTGATAGTAACATCATAACCGTAGGAACTGGTGTAACTATAAGTTCTTCGGAAGGAATAACGGCACCATCTCTCAATATTCTTGGACCACTAACAGCACAGTCACTGAATATTAGTGGAGTATCAACACTCGCTTCTGCTGGAGGAATCACAACCACTGGCGGAAATCTTTTTGTAAACAATGATTTAACTGTTGGTCAAAACTTAAAGGTTGATGGTACATCTGAATTTATTGGTATTGTAACCTTTAGGGGAGGAACTATAAATCTTGGTGATGCTGTTAGTGATGACATTAACATTGGTGGTGAATTTATATCAGATCTGAATCCAAGTGATGATGCAAGTTATGATCTTGGTATTACAACACAAAGATGGAGAAATGCACGATTCTCCGGTCTTGTAACAACAACGGATTTATTCGTATCTGGTGTATCTACCTTTATTGGTGATACAAATATTGATGGTAATGTTGATGTTGATGGAAACTTAGTAATTGATGACCTTCTGGTCTCTGGAATCTCAACATTTTCCTCGGATATTGACATCAATGCTTCTATTGATGTTGATGGTTTATCAGAACTTGATGAACTGAATGTTTCTGGTCTATCAACTTTTGCATCGGACGTAGATGTAAACGCATCGGTAGATATTTCCTCTAACTTAATTGTAGATGGATTATCAGATTTAGATGAACTAAATGTTGCAGGTCTTTCTACATTCGCTTCCAATTTAGACATTAATGCTTCTGTAGATATAAGTAGCAATTTAGTTGTTAATGGCAATCTGCAGACAGTTGGAGTAACAACACTTGCTTCTTCTGGTGGTATTACTACAACTGGTGGAAATCTTTTTGTAAACAATGATTTAACTGTTGGTCAAAACTTAAAGGTTGACGGCACATCTGAATTTATTGGTATTGTCACATTTAGAGGTGGAACGATCAATCTTGGTGATCAAGACACTGATGATATTAATATTGGTGGCGAATTTGTATCAGATCTGAACCCAAGTGATGATGCAAGTTACGATTTGGGTATTGTCGGCAAACGCTGGAAGGATGCAAGATTTTCTGGTCTGGTAACCTCAACAAATTTATATGTTTCTGGGATATCCACATTTGAAGGGAATCAGTTTACTACTGGAAATGTATCAATTACTGGTTTTGCAACAGTAACCGATGGTTTGTTTTATGAAGTAGGAGATTTTGATGGTCCTAATGGAGTTGCATATTTTGATGATACTGGAAAACTGATTGGTGCTGCAAGTACAGAATCTGGAATAAGTACTAGTAATTATGTCTTAACAACAAATGCAAGTGGCATACCAGTTTGGACAGATACAATTGATGGAGGACAGTTCTGATGGCAAAACCAAGCACTAGACAAGGACTTATTGATTATTGTTTGAGAAGACTTGGAGCTCCTGTATTAGAAATAAACGTTGACGATGAGCAGATTGATGATTTAGTAGATGATGCCATTCAGTATTTTAATGAACGTCACTATGATGGTGTGGAAAAGATGTACTTAAAGTACAAAATAACTGATGATGATCTTGCTAGAGGTAGGGCAAAAAATACTGATGGAGTTGGAATTGTAACAACAACTGGAACCTCAACGATTGTTGGAACAGCAACTACTTTTAGTTTTTATGAAAACTCAAATTATATACAAGTTCCAGAATCTGTAATAGGAATTGAGAAAATATTTAAATTTGACACTAGTTCTATTTCTGGCGGAATGTTCAGTATAAAATATCAATTATTTTTAAATGACCTTTATTATTTTAATTCTGTAGAACTTTTACAGTATTCTATGGTAAAATCATATCTTGAGGATATTGACTTTTTATTGACAACAGACAAGCAAGTTAGATTTAATAAAAGACAAGATAGATTGTACCTAGATATTGATTGGGGATCTCAAGCAGCTGGTGATTATTTAGTTTTGGAATGTTATAGAGCATTAGATCCTGATTCATTTACTCAGGTATATAATGATAGTTTTGTAAAGCAATACCTTACTGCTCTCATAAAGAGACAATGGGGTCAGAATTTGATTAAGTTCCAAGGAGTAAAACTTCCTGGAGGAACGGAATTAAATGGAAGACAACTTTATGAGGATGGCGTAAGAGACCTTGAGGAAATAAAACAAAGAATGTCTTCAGAGTATGAATTGCCACCCATGGACTTAATTGGATAATTATGACTTTAAATCCATTTTTCCTACAAGGATCTCCAGGTGAACAGAGACTTGTTCAAGATCTAATTAACGAACAACTCACTGTATACGGTGTTGAGGTATACTATCTACCAAGAAAGATTTTCAAAACTGATAATATAATCAGAGAAATACAATCATCAAAGTTTGATGATGTTTTTTTGATTGAGGCATATATTAACAACTATGACGGATATGCTCCAGGGAGTGATTTAATGACCAAATTTGGTCTTAAATTACAAAATGAACTTAGTCTAACTATATCAAGAGAAAGATACGAAGACTTTATCGCCCCATTTTTGGAGGGTATTTCATCTGGTATTAGAGAGGGTAGAATTTTAGATTATGACTTTGCGGACTTGATTGAAAGACCAAAAGAAGGAGACTTGATTTATTTTCCTCTAGGAGAAAGACTTTTTGAGATAAAAAGAGTAGAGTCTGAAAAACCTTTTTATCAATTAGGCAAAAATTATGTTTATGAATTGAATTGTGAACTTTATGAATATGAAAATGAACTTATTGACACCGCTATTGACGAAGTTGATAATACTGTAGAAGACGAAGGATATATTACAACTTTAAGATTAGTTGGTACTGCGATAACTGCCACGGCAGCTTCAAATATAACTATATCTGGTATAACGACAAACTTACCATCCATTGGTCAAATTATTTTGACTAATGATGGATCTGGATATACAAGCACACCAACTGTTACTATATCTCCACCATCTTCTGGTGTTGGAACGGTTACGGCAACTGCTGTTGCTATAACCACCTCTGTAGGAAATGTGCAGTCTATAAAGGAGATACTCTTAACAAATACTGGATTTGGATACACAACTTCAGATCCACCAACGGTTACTATTAGTGGTGGTGGCGGTGCTGGAGCAGCTGCTACCGCAATAGTTGTAACTGGTGGAATATTGTCATTTTCTATTACTAATCAAGGAAAAGGATATTATGGTAGCGAACCAACTGTAACCATAACTGGACCTTCTATTGGACAAACTGCAATTGCAAAGGCGTCTGTGTCTGATGGTGAAGTAACTGGTCTTAAGATAGTGAATGCTGGATACGGATATACACAGGCACCAACCGTAACCATCTCAAGTCCAGTATCTGGAGTTGGAACTTTCTATTACAATGAGGAGGTTACAGGACAATCTTCCGGTGTTACTGCAAGAGTTAGAAACTTTAAGAGAAGAACTGATATTAGTGTTCAGTTTGCACCTGTAGACTTGCAAGTTTCCCTAAATACTGGAAACTTCTTAGTTGGTGAAACAATCATTGGTGGAATATCAACAGCAACTTATGTTGTAGAATCCTATAACCGTGAAAGTTATGATAATCCATATGATGTAAATGAAGAGATTGAAACTGAAGCAGACGGCATTTTAGACTTTACAGAGTCTAACCCATTCGGAGAATATTAATGTTAGGTACTTACTTTTATCACGAGATTATAAGAAAAACAATCATTGGATTTGGAACGTTGTTTAATAATGTTTATATTAGACACTCCAAAGACAATGGGAATGTATTGGACGAAACTAAAGTAGGTATTTCCTATGGTCCGATGCAAAAGTTTCTGACAAAAATTCAGGAACAGGCAGAGTTGAATAAATCTATTGCTATTACTCTACCAAGAATGTCATTTGAAATGGTTTCTATTCAATATGATCCTGCCAGAAAGGCAGGTGTCACTCAAACTTTTAAAGCATCCGCTGGGGCAAATTTAAAAAAAGTTTATATGCCAGTTCCATATAATATTGGATTTGAACTTAATATTTTTAGCAAATTAAATGACGATGCACTTCAAATAATTGAACAGATTTTGCCATTTTTCCAACCAGCATTTAATTTAACAATAGATTTAGTAAGTTCTATCGGGGAAAAGAGAGATGTTCCCATAGTTTTGGATAGCATAGATTTCCAAGATGATTATGAGGGAGATTTTAATACTAGAAGGGCTCTGATATATACTTTAAGATTTACTGCTAAAACTTATCTGTTTGGACCTGTTTCAGATTCTACAGACAGTATCATTCGTAAGGTACAAGCAGATATTCACACAGATACCAATATAGCAACAGCAAAACGTGAAATGAGGTATACTGTTACACCAGATCCAATTTCTGCTGGACCAAGTGATGATTTTGGATTTAACGAATCATGGGAAATTCTTACAGACTCCAAAACATATAGTCCTACTCAGCAGGAAGACATTTGATAAATTATGAATAATAATTATGATTCTATAGACAAGGCTCTCAACACCGAGAGTAGTATTGTGGAGACTAAAAATGTTTCTGCGGAGATAGATATTGTTAAACCAAAGGGTCCAGATATTGAAAAGGACTATGAATATACCCGCGCAAATTTATATTCATTGATTGAGAAGGGGCAAGAAGCAATTAATGGAATTATGGAACTTGCTGGTGAAGGTGGAAGTCCAAGAGCATATGAAGTTGCCGGACAATTAATCAAAAGTGTTGCCGATACAACAGACAAATTGATTGATTTGCAGAAAAAACTAAAAGATGTTCAGGATGAAAATGTAAAAACGACGAATAACGTTACCAATAACGCAGTATTTGTTGGATCAACATCTGAGTTGCAAAAATTACTTAAACAAGGTTTTCTAAATAATAAAGAATAAACTTGTTTTCTGATGGGTTGGTCCGAAAAATATAAAAAATCAATTGATTGTGGCAACCCAAAAGGTTTTAGTCAACGTGCTCACTGCCAAGGGCGAAAAAAGAAAATGACAGAAGAAAAAAAAGATCATGAATATTCTATGGCTCGTTCTGAGTTAAGAACGGTCTCTAATGCAGTTAAACGTCTTCAGAAGAAGATGGGTAAAAAGGGTGAAGGTAATTTAGAAGCATGGGTACAGTCTAAAATTACCAAAGCAGCAGATTATATTGACACAGCAGCAGATTATGTTGATAGTGGAGAAATGAAAGAAGAGGCAAATGGTAGGTGTAAATCTGGACACTACTATTGCTATACTGACAAAAAATGTAAACCAATTCCCAAGGGATTTAAGGTTGTTGGACCAGCAGGATATCTTCGTAAAGAAAATGGACACTCCGTAGATGATGATTCATCCGAAGATTCGAATGGTTCAAATGGTAATGGTAATGGTAATGATGCTAGTATGGGTGAAGAAGTAGTTAATGAAGAAGGTCTCCTTGATTGGTTTGGCAAATCCGAATCAAAAGATGGTAAGAAAGGTTGGGTCAACGTGGTGACTGGTGATTCTTGTGCCAGTGATAAACCAGGTGAAGGCATTCCTAAGTGCGTATCTTCTGCAAAGAGAGCAAGTATGTCTAAGAAGGAAAGACTTGCTGCCGCTGCTGCTAAAAGAAGAGAGGATCCAGGTCAGCAAGAAAAATCAGGTGCTTCTAAACCAACAATGGTAAAAACTGATAGAAAGGTAAGAAAAGAAGAAATGGAAGTTAATGAAGCAAAGGACAAACCAGGTAAGGGTAGTGGAAAGAAAGATGCTTGCTACAATAAAGTAAAGTCGCGCTATAGTGTTTGGCCAAGTGCATATGCTTCTGGTGCATTAGTCAAGTGTCGTAAAGTAGGTGCCGCTAACTGGGGTAACAAGTCTGAGAGTTATGACTTCTCAAACTGGAGAGATGACTTTAAAGCATTTGAAATTGAAACAGTAAATCTTATTGAACCAGAACCAATTAAAGGTGGACAACATATTGATGAAAAATGTTGGGTTGGATATAAGCAACTTGGTATGAAAAAGAAGGGAGAAAAAATGGTTCCCAATTGTGTTAAGGAAGAAGAAATAAATGAAATTCATAAACAAGCACATACACCACATGAAGTTCCTTCCGGAAGTAATCTTAAAAAATTAGTTAGTAAAGCATCAAAAAGAATTGACACTGATGCTGATGGTGATGTAGATAATAATGATAAGGCAAAAGGAGAACTTGGAGAATTTATTCCTGGTGTAGGTAATAAAAGACTTTACAGTATGACTAGACCTAAAACCGCGAAAGAAAATTTCTCAAACTGGAGAGAAGATCTAGGTGAAGATTGGCAAAAAGTCAATAAGTCCGATAAAACTGATGGTATGAGTCCTGCAGCAGTTAAGGCATATCGCCGTGAGAACCCAGGTTCCAAACTTAAGACTGCTGTAACTGGTGATCCAAAACCGGGCAGTAAGGATGCCAAGCGCAGAAAGTCCTTCTGCTCGCGCTCTAAGGGGCAGCAAGACATGCATAACATTGATTGCTCAAAAGACCCCGATAAAGCAATTTGCAAAGCCCGTCGTCGCTGGAAGTGCTGATCAATGAAAAGTTTTCAAAAATTTCTATCAGAAAGCATCACCATCAATGGTGACTTTAATGGAACCCTCAATGTTGGGGGTTCTCAACCAGAACCAGAACAACCACAAGAATCTTTCTTTGCTGATGTTGTCTGGGAAGGAAAGATGTACCGTCTAGAAGTAGAAGGTACAATGATTTCTAAGAATGAACTCGCAGAACAAATTCAAGGAGAGTATCCTGGAGCGATTGTTCATCAGATCTATCCTGGTCAGGTAAATACTTCTAGAATCAAAAACGCA